TCGCAGACCTCGATATTTTTCTAGCGTCAGCCCTTGATGGCCATTATTGAGAATAGCTTAGGGCCAAAAGTGGGCGGAGCTATTCCCAGCGCCATAACTTCAACGTAAGCTGTTATGGACTTTAGTTAAGTCACTTTTGCTGGTCACTTTTACTGAATTAGCGCTGATTAAGGGCTGCAGTCAGGCGGCAGTGAGTCACGCTGTGCGGAAAGGCCGCATTAGTGAAGCCTTGATTGAAAAGGACGGCAAACGCTGGCTTGATCGGGATTTAGCGCTGGAGCTATGGGATAAAAACACGGTCAACACGGCAAACAGCAAAGTGCGTAAGCCTGATGCTGTTGAGCCGTTACCGCGTGACGCTGGCGAGCTTGAAGCAGCGATCAACAAGCTGCCAGATGATGCGATCCCGGAACTGAATGAAAGCCGAGCACGGCGCGAGCATTACCAAGCGGAGTTGGCAAAGCTGCAGGTGACGCAGCAGCGCGGCGAGCTGGTGCCGGTTGATGAAGTGAAAAAAGAAGCGTTCAATATCGGCCGTGCAGTGCGTGAAAGCTTGTCGAATTTGGCGGATCGGTTGAGCCATCAGCTGGCGGGTGAAACGGATCCGGTGGTGATTCATAAGCTGCTGAGCGATGAGCACCGTGCAGCGCTGCTGGAGCTTGCCGACTCATGAGCGCATGGCGTGATGGATTTATGGACGGTCTGCGACCTGAGGCGCAGCTGACGGTGAGTGAGTGGGCGGATGATTATCGGTTGCTGAGCAGCAAAGCAAGCGCTGAGCCTGGGCCATGGCGCACTAGCCGCACGCCTTACCTGCAGGAGCCGATGGATTGCCTGAGCACTGCATCGACTGTGCAGCGTGTGGTGATGATGTTTGCAGCGCAGACGGGCAAGACGGAGGCCGGCAGCAACTGGCTGGGCTATGTAATCGATCATGCACCGGGGCCGATGTTGTGCGTGCAGCCAACGGTTGAGATGGCCAAGCGTCTGTCTAAGCAGCGTCTTGAGTCAATGATCAGCGAGACGCCGTGTTTAGCGAAAAAAATTGCACCGGCCCGCAGTCGGGACAGTGGCAACACGATGTTCAGCAAGGAGTTCCCTGGCGGGATGATGCTGCTGACTGGCGCCAATTCTGCGACGGGTCTTAGGTCAGCGCCGTGCCGTTACATCTTTGCGGATGAGATTGATGCGTTCCCTGCTGATGTTGATGGCGAGGGCGACCCAGTTAGCTTGGCGGAGAAACGGGCCACCACATTCGCCAGGCGCAAGATACTGCTGACCAGCACGCCGACGGTGAAGGATCACAGCCGGATCGAAGCGGAGTATTTGCGAAGTGATCAGCGGCGGTTTTATGTGCCGTGCCCGAAGTGCGGCGAAATGCAGTGGCTGAAGTGGGCACAGATGAAATGGGAGGATGGTGACCCGCAGAGTGCGCGGTATGAGTGCGAGCACTGCCGCGAGCGGTTTGAGGAGTTGCACAAACCGTCAATGCTGCGCCGTGGTGAATGGCGCGCTACGGCTCCGGGTGATGGCCGCACTGCTGGGTTTCATTTGTCGGGGCTTTACAGCCCGCTGGGTTGGTTCAGCTGGGCGGACATGGTGGAGGAGTTTTTGCGGGCTAAGGCTGATGCGCCGGCATTGAAGACGTGGTTAAACACCAGGGCCGCGGAGACGTGGGAAGAGGATTATGCGAGCAAGGTGAGCGCCGATGGACTGCGCGAGCGGTGTGAGTCTTATCAGCACGGTGTGATGCCTGAAGGCAGCGTGGCGTTGACTGCTGGCATTGACGTGCAAGACAACAGGCTTGCGATCAGCGTGTGGGCATGGGGCCGTGACGAGGAAGGTTGGCTGATTTACCACCAAGAGATCTTTGGCGATCCAAGCCGTGCGGATCTTTGGAAGCAGGTTGACGAAGCGGTGCTGCGTGAATGGGATCATGCGAGCGGTGTGAAGCTGCGGCCTGATGTGGTGGCGATCGACTCAGGCGGTCACTTCACGGCGGAGGTTTACCAGTTTGCGCGTGAGCGGGCCAGGCAGGGTGTGATTGCGATCAAGGGTGCCAGCCAGCGGAACAAAGCGGTGATTGGCAAGGGCACGAAGGTGGACATTAACGCGAAGGGCCGGACGATGAAGCGCGGTGCGGTGGTTTATAGCGTCGGCACTGACACGGCAAAGACGACGTTATTTGCAAGGCTGAAACATAACGAGCCGGGCGAAGGCTATTTGCATTTCCCAATGGAGGCGACTGATGACTATTTCCAGCAGCTAACAGCTGAGAAACAGGTGATGCGATACAACCGCAACGGGATGCCCCTTAGGGAGTGGGTAAAAAAAGCAAACGCACGAAACGAAGCGTTAGACACGCTTGTGTATGCGTTTGCAGGATTGCACCACATGTATCAGCGTCGCGACCGAAGAACGATTTGGGATCAGCTGGAGCGAAGACTTGAGGAACCTGAAAAGGCACCGCTAAGATCGAAGAAAGCCGCGGCCACTACGGCTGGCAATTTTGTTAGCAACTGGTAGCCGTGATTAAACACCCAGCAGAAATCAGAATCGGCGACACGGTAATTTTTGATGTGCCGTCGTTTGCCAACAGTATTGGCGAGACGATTGATAGCGGAAGTTATACGCTGACTTGGTACGGGCGGACAAATACGGCAAGCAAAGGCGCAGCAGTTACGGCCGCGGCATATAGCGATGGCTGGCGAGTCACGATTCCATCAGCAACGACTGCTGATTGGGTCGCGGGCGATTGGTATTTCCAGCTGGTGGCCGTTTCAGGCAGCACTGAATACATCGCAGGCGAAGGTCAGTTCAAGGCAATTGCCAGCTTGGCCTACACGGGGACGCCTGGTGCATACGACGGGCGGAGCCGCGCGCAGGTTGACCTAGATCAAGTGCAGGCCGCAATCCGCACAATTTTGGATGGCGGTGCAGTCCAAAGTTATTCAATCGCTGGCCGCAATCTGTCGAAATACGCACTGGCGGATCTGTTGGCGCTTGAGACTAAACTCAAGGCCGAGGTGAAACGTGAGCAGACTGCAGATTTGATCCGCAACGGCCACGGCAATCCGCACAACCTGTTCGTGAGATTCTGATGGGCGTTCGATCTGCATTCCGCGAGCTGTTTCGTCGTGAGGAGCCACGCCGCCGGCGTCGTGCTTACGGCGGTGCAAGGATGAGCCGTCTTACAAGTGATTGGGTCACTAGCAGCACTAGCGCTGATTCAGAAATTAAAAGCAGCTTCAAGATGCTGCGGAATCGTGCGCGTCAGTTGTGCCGCGACAACGACTATGCGAAGCAGGCGTTGCGGAGCATCACAAACAACGTGATCGGGCACGGCATCAAGCACCAGTCACAAGTGCGGATGCAGCGCGGCGGCAAGTTGGATGAAGCGGTCAACGCTCGCATTCATGAAGCATGGATGCACTGGAGCCACAAAAGCCGCTGCGATGTAAGCGGCATTTTGGGTTTTCACGACATCGAGCGGATGGCGTGCCGAAGCTTGGCTGAGTCGGGTGAGGTGTTTATTCGGCTGATTCGCAGGCCGTTTGGTGGCAGCCGGGTGCCATTGGCGTTGCAGGTGTTGGAGTCGGATTATTTGATTGATGACGACGTGCCGACTGCCAAGGATGGCAACACGGTGCGGATGGGTATTGAGGTGGACGCATACTTGCGCCCGCAGGCTTATCACTTTTATGCCAACCACCCTGGTGACGTTTATGCGGGCAACACGCGCACCGCTCGCCGGATCCGGGTGCCGGCTGAGGATGTAATTCATCTGTTTATGCCTGAGCGTCCGGGGCAGACCCGTGGCGTCACTTGGTTTGCATCAGCGCTGATGCGTCTGCACATGTTGCAAGGCTATGAAGAGGCCGAGGTGGTGCGAGCACGGGCCAGCAGTGCGCTGATGGGATTCATTACCAGCCCAGAGGGTGAGCTGATTGGTGATGATGTGGTGGATGGCGAGCGCGTCTCGCAATTTGAACCGGGCGTTTTCAAGTATTTAGATCCGGGCCAAAGTGTGACCGTTCCTGATATGAACGCCCCCGATGGCCAACTGGAGCCATTCACCCGTTCAATGCTTAAGGCTGTTGCTGCGGGCCTTGGCACGTCGTTTGAGTCGGTGTCGAAGGATTTCTCGCAAACGAACTATTCATCGAGCCGGTTAAGCCTGCTGGAGGAGCGCGACACCTATCGCGTGCTGCAACGGTTCTTCGTTGAAAATTTCCATCAGATTGTTTTTCAAGAATGGATGGACATGGCCGTGCTTAGCGGTGAGCTGAGCTTGCCTGGCTATGAAACCAACCCTGATCGCTATCGCGCCAGCAAATGGGTGCCGCGCAGTTGGGAATGGGTGGATCCGCAGAAAGAGGTGGCGGCGTACAAGACCGCAGTGCGGTGCGGCTTTAAGACGCTGGGCCAAGTGATCAGTGAGCAAGGCGGCGATTTAGATGACGTGCTGTTGATGCGTCAGGCTGAGCTAGCAATGGCCGATGAGATGGGTCTGGTGCTTGATACGGATCCAAGCGAGGTAAATGCAGGCGGCGGGTCACAACCGACGGCTGCGGCTGGCACTGAGTCAGTTTTTGACGAGACGCAGTTGCCAATGGCGGAAGAGGATGATGCAGAGTCTGAAACAGAAGCAAATGACTGAAGCCGATAGAATCGAAGAAATTGCATCCAGTAGCGTGAACGAAGAACACACGCATGAAATTGAAGTGCCGGTTAGCGATTGTGAAACTCGTGATCTGACCGGCAAGTATCAACGCGCTGAGCTAACAACCTTTGACGAGGTTGAGGATCGCACTTATGAGTTTCCGTTTAGCTCAGAATTTCCCGTTGCCCGTTATTTTGGCAACGAGATTTTAAGCCACGAAATGGAAGCGGCTGATTTTAGCCGCCTAAACGATGGCGCGCCATTGTTGTTTAATCACAACCCTGATCGCGTGATTGGTGTTGTCGAGCGTGCATACATGGACGAGAAGAAAAAGCGCGGTTATGCGCGCGTGCGGTTTAGCCGCAATCCATTCGCTCAAGAAGTCTTGAGTGATGTGAAAGATGGCGTTTTAAGGAATGTCTCTTTCGGCTATTCCATCGACAAAATGGAAGAGCGTGAAGGTGGCGATTTTGTTGCCACCTCTTGGGCTCCTTATGAAGTGAGCGTGGTTTCTGTGCCGGCTGACCCCGGCGTAGGGATCGGGCGATCTTTAGAAGAGCCCGAAACCGAACCCGCTGCCTCGGCAGCACCATCCACTGAACCCATTCCCGAAATGGAAAACACCACCCCCGATCTGGAAGTGGTGCGGGCCGAGGCCGTTGAGGCTGAGCGCACCCGCATCGCAGAAGTCACCAGCCTGTGCAGCAAGCACGGCATGGAAGACCTGGGCCGTCAGCGTGTGGAGTCTGGTCGTTCTATCGATCAGGCCCGCGCTGCTGTGCTCGAACAACTCAACATCAAGGAAGAGCCTGTGACCATGCAAGCCGCTGAAATCGGCCTGAGCAAAGAAGAAGCCCGTAGTTTCTCTTTCCTCCGCGCCATCAACTATCTGGCCAACCCCACCGACCGCGCAGCACGCGAGGCCGCTGGTTTTGAAATTGAAGCCTCTGAAGCTGCAGCCGCCAAACTTGGCCGCTCTTCCCGCGGCATCACCATCCCTATGGATGTGATGACTCGCGACCTCAACGTGGGCACCGCCACTGCCGGTGGCAACTTGGTTGAGACTCAGCTGGATTCCGCCAACTTCATCGATCTGCTGCGCAATGCTTCCGCACTGGATCAAGCTGGCGCCACTGTGCTGACCGGCCTTTCTGGCAACGTCAACATCCCGCGCCAATCGGGTGCCGGCACTGCTTATTGGGTTGCTGAGTCTGGCTCGCCTACCGAGTCACAGCAAACCATCGATCAGATCAGCCTGACCCCCAAGACTTGCGGTGCATTTACTGACTACAGCCGCAAGCTGCTGATCCAGTCCTCCATTGATGTGGAGAACATGGTGCGCAACGATCTTGCCCGTGTGATTGCACTGGAAATCGACCGTGTGGGTCTTTATGGCTCCGGTTCTTCTAACCAGCCTTTGGGTCTGAAGGACACCACCGGCGTGCTGACTGAGGATTTTGCTGCTGACACCCCGACCTTCTCCGAGGTGGTGGCGCTTGAGTCCGATGTGTCTGGTGCCAATGCTCTGCTGGGCAGCCCCGTCTATCTGATGAACTCCGTTATGCGCGGTGGTCTGAAGACTAAGGCCAAGGATTCTGGCTCCGGTCTGTTCGTGATGGAAGGCGATCTGGTGAACGGCTATCGCGGTGTGCTGTCCAATCAGGTTGCTTCTGGTGATCTGTGGTTCGGCAACTTTGCTGATCTGATCATCGGTTACTTCTCCGGCCTGGATCTAATGGTTGATCCTTACACCGGTAGCACCTCCGGCACCGTCCGCGTGGTTGCTCTGCAGGATGTGGATGTGGCTGTTCGTCATCCTGAGTCATTCAGCCGCGGTAACAACACCCTCTGATCA